GTAACACAAGCCATTTAGAATATTTCAAATATGTGATCCCTGATCGTTATAAAATTGTTATGGATAATAACGATATATGCTATATTTGATATGTGTGATCCTATCTTTCTATTTAGAGAGACCCGTGATCCAAGCGGTCCACTTAACAGCGCATTTTAGGATTGAGAGATTCGCATGCGTTTATTCCTCTCTCGCGAATACCGATGAAACAACTGTGATAGATAACAGCGCGGAAACCGCGCAAGAAATTTCGCAAACAAAGGTAGAACAATCTACTACTCTAGATCAAAGAGTCGTTCCGTTGGCCACTGGATATTTGGATGGATCTAACGATCTTCCTCCTCCAGTGTCGATGGACGAATCTGAGTTCTCGCATTTAGATGTTCTAAAACAGCCTATTCGCCTGGCAACGGGCGCGTGGGCTTCCACAAATAGTGTAGGCGATAACCTACTCAATGTTGTGGTGCCTGATGTTTTCGGAGCATTTCCCACTATACATAAACAACTTCTGCAATTATATGCGTTTTATAAATTTACTCTTCGTTTTAGAATTGTAATTAATACAACGCGTTTTCATTGTGGAAAGTTGATTGCATTTTACGACCCAGTCAATACTTTTGGAACAGGACTTGATAGATTAGCAAATGTGTTTGCTGCGACCGGCTATCCTAACGTAAAGTTAGATGCCGCGAACAGTAACTCTGCTGAAATTGATGTCCCGTTTGAAAATATTGTCTCTTATCTTACCACGAATACTACTGAAGATTCTCCTCCTATGGGAGCACTTCGGATTTTAGTATTTAACCCTTTGCAATTACCGGCTGGCTCTACGGATCCTATTAATTTTAATGTTTTCGTATCCGCCGCTAACATTTCACTTCATCTGCCCATGCGACCACATGTGGCACAATTTTCGCTCGCCCCTACATTCCGTGCAAACGGTTTGTCTGATGTTTTAAAAGTTGGCAAAAGTGTAGCAGGCACTGTAACAGGTGCTTGGGCTGATGTGAAGTCGGGGAATATACTAGGCGCGTTAAAACGCGGCTGGGAATTCTTTACTTCAGATCGACCTACTGTTGCTGACAATAAAATTCAAAATTGTTTGACCAATGTATCGCAGATTGCTACGATGCAAGGGTTAGACGGGAGTGTACGTCTTGGAGCAACTCAAGACGGGCATTATTTTGAAACCGAATTTTCAACAGCCCCTAAAACTGATATGTCAATATACGAAATTATTAAGAGACCTATGTTGGTAAAGCAATTTACCTGGTCTAGCAGTAATGCGGTTGATACTCAATTAACTTCATTATCTGTTGTTCCTTCCATATGTAATTTTACTCCTAATACACCAACTGGATCTGGATATACCCGATACGACAATACCTTTTTATCGTATTTCGCTACAATGTTTGAATATTGGAGAGGTAGCCTCACGTTTACATTTGAGGTTGCTTCGACAAATTTTCATGTTGGGCGTTTTATGATAGCTTTTGAACCCAATACAGGAACCATCCCGCTTTCGGGCGTTGGTGTTACCTGTACCGATTTTTCAAACAACCCGTTTTATGTTTTCGATTTGGAACAACATAAGGAATGTTCTGTAACTATTCCTTATGTTGCTTCAACTCCTAGAAAACGTAATACACCCTATCAATGGGTATCTAGTACATTGCATGATTATGACACGTTAGGATATTTGAACATTTTGGTGCTAGATCCACTAGCAGTTACTGAATCAATACCTGACACAGTCGTGATTAATGTATACGTTTCAGCTGGCCCCGATTTCCGTTTCTACGGACCTCGAATAAGAGCTGGCACTAGATTCCTTGAAGATTTTCCCCCCCCACCACCAATGCGAGTCAACGCTGGAGAAGCCTCCGACGTTGTTCTTCGTGAACCACAGAAAACGAATTACCTTGTGAAAGGCGCCAAAAGCGTTGACACACCTGATTATTTTAATGAAGAAATTAACGATGTACGTGATCTCGCGCGTCGTTTTTGCCGTTATGATACACTAATTAGTATGGTAGCTGATCCTCTTAGAACGGGATTAGTTACTGCAGTTAGCGCATTCGGATCTCATCCGGATATTTATTATGCGGCAAACTTTTATACAAATAAACCAAATTCAGCACATTCATTTTCTACACTCATAACGCGATTATATGCATTTTGGACTGGTTCAATTCGTTGGAAATTTATACCTTTCACCGATAGAACCAAGAATCTACAAATGATCGCGACTTATGCTTTTACATCGAATGGCTTCAACCCTCCGGCCACCGATGATCTTACTGCGTATCCCGCGTATATTACGAATAATTCGCAAGACTCTTCTGTAGAAGTAGAATTGCCATTTTATTCGCCGTATACGCAGCTTTTAGCGCAGGACGACCCTGCTGCAACAGCATATGACCAAGGCATTTATACCCCAGGTTATGTGCAGTTGCAGGCATCAGCATCAACAGGTGTTTTCACGGATAACTCCGTGAGAATTACTGCATACCATGCGATTGGGAATGATGTTGCTTTCAGATTTTTAGTTGCCCCTCCGGTGACTTATGAGCCTGAAGCACAAGTATGAACAATCGCAAAACGAATTACGGTCCCTGTTACATTTATCCTCTGCACAATATGGTATTGTGTATTGGGTATTTATGTAATATACCACCAATGGACTCGAGAGAAATCTCGTTTTATGGTTTAATGGAAGAAGAACCTCATGCGTACAATGGATGTACGGTAAGAGTTCTTCACGAGGACTAGCTTTATCTCTGTAAGACTCGGACGGATGTCGTTACCCGGCCCTAGCTTATGCTTTTGCGTTGACCCTGATTCCGGCCTTGAGTGGCTATATCAGACGGACGTTTAGAAGTAGGCTAGGTGTTCGCTCTTGCGCTCCTAGTAGATAATCTTACTTTGATAAATGTTGGACGAATCTCAACCGGCTTCGTCTAGGTGCTATCGCAGCTTCCTAGTAATGTACCACTGCATAACGATGTCTGACCGGTAGTGAATTTTAACATGGATCAAACAAGCTTCTCTTTTTCTTCAACCACAATCACACCAAACGCTGCCTCCCGGGCAGGAACAAATAACGGGGATGTGGACACCCACTCAGGCTTAATTGCGAGTGGGGAGCAAAGAGACTTCCACATCAAGCAGGAGTTTGAAGCTGCATTGTATGAGCAAGTGAAATTATTGGCAACCTGTACGTCCAATATTTCACCTGCTAACATCTATGCGTTGAAAGCTTTTGCTAAAGTGTTGAATCCAATGCAAGAATGTTCTGCTGAGCAAATAATTGCGCAACAGTACGTTTTTCCCTTGGGTTTAAATGCTTTGATTGAAGTGCTAAATACGCGCTTCTATTTACCCTATGCAATGAGGCGTTTTGATAGATATATCAAACAAGCGGCTCATTGCAAAACTGACCCTGACCATATCCATTCATATATGTGTCTGGAACACCGACTTAAAACATCGGCTGACTGGATGACTTGTATTAATAGATTGGTCACACCCGCACTGGATGAGACTCCTATTGTGGAGAATCCTCCAATGCGGACGAATGCAGATGCAACTATACCGCGTCTGCTTTCAATACCACCTTCACCCTTGGCGCAACCTATGCTCGTAGATGTATCTGGAGCAGAATTTGTGCCTAATCGAAATGTTGGCTTTTTTAATTTGACCGAAAACGATGTGCGTGAACGCGTTAATTCATTCTTCACGCAAAATCGACATCGCTTCGTGCCAAATATTGTTCGACCACCATTTGCCACTCTTCCTTGTTATGAATGTTTACTGATCATGACAAAACATCCTGATATATTACGAGTTTATCATGAATCAGATCATGCTTTAGCGAGCCTGAGAATTTTTATGCAAGGAATAGATTGGCAATGGACAAAAGAAAAGACAACAATACCACCACCGTTTAGAGCAAATGCTGGCAATATGAAAAAGCAGCGTGAAATTGATTTAGCAATACGTGACGAAAAACGAAAACGTAATTTGCTAGTCGCTGCTTGGAATAACCTGCACAAACGAGAACATCCTAAACAATCCGTTAAGGAACGAAATCGTGCGTTCAGGGAGGCTACAGCATATCATTGCAATGGACTTGTCGATAAAGCAAAGAGAGCGTGGCATGTTGTGTGTATGGCTGACGAAATGTTAGACGACGCACAATCCACGATCGAAACTGTTAAAAGGATAAAGAACAATGTAAAAGATACGCTTAGCCGAATGTTACCACATTTAGCTGGCTTATTTGCTCGGTGGATGGTTCAGCCACCAAATTTTTGGGCGATGTGTATTGACATGTTTGTGTTAATAGAACGCGTCTGTCCAGATAAAGTTCGCTATACTTTTGATCAACTGATTATTAAGGCTCTCGCATATAAAGATGGCTTGCGTGCTGGCCCAATTGATGCAAAGCACGGATCCGATATAAAGGATCGCGAGGAACTTACTAAAAGGTATTCAAAAGACCCAAAACATCGGGTCAATGGAGGACGAAAAGATAGCAAGGATGAAAACTTAACCAAATCTAGTTTTCTTACTTTGCTGGCTGAACTAACCACAGGAATTCGATTGAAGGATCGAGCGCAATGGACGTTGGACGCTGCAATGGCGTTTGGCAAGACTATGCGTGATGTGAATTCATATCGAAAGGCAACTTTGGAAGTCGTTACGACTGTGACAACTTTCCTGGGCAAATACATTAAATGTGCGATGTGGCAAAAAATGTTTGAACACATTCCATCTAAAGCTGACTTAGCTAAATTTGTAACCGAAGTAGAAGCCATACAGGCTTACACTGACGTCGAATTAAATGCTGTCGACTTTCCTGCACAAATGGATCGCCTATGGAAAACTGCCATAGAAGTAAGGGCATTACTCATTAGTACGAAACTTGAAAACAATGTAGCACGACAACTTGAATATGCCTGCGGCGCTTTATCGCGTTTCAGAAGTAGACATTTTGTACGCATCCAACAACATCTGGCTGCTGTGCGAACTGTACCGTTTGTAATTTCACTAGTTGGAGAATCTGGAGTGCACAAGTCTGATACGGCAACTATGCTGGCAAAAGACATGTGTCACCCTGGAAACTGCAATATAGATATAGGCTCCGCTGATGTGAGCGAGCTTATCTTTTACTATTCGGCTTTAAAACATTGTGATGGCTATCGTGGACAACCCGTGTTTTTCTGGGATGATATATTCCAAAAAGAAAGCACGGTGAATTCATCTTCTGAGGATGACGAGTTCGTGAAATTTATACGCTGGATTTCGAATGCGCAGATTCATCTGCCAATGGCACATGTGGATGATAAAGGACGATTATTGTCTTCACCACTATTTGTCACAACATCGAATGAAGTGTACCCGAACCCGAAATCTTGTAAGACCGAGGCGGTTCAACGACGTCGTAATATTTTATGTTACGTTACCGTTGATAAAACCTACGAGCTTTATCCAGAAGAAGCTATTGAGTATGCTCTCCCTGACGGGAAGATTTACAAAGAACAGACTCTGCAGTATATGCAGTTTCATATAATACCATCTGTGAATAGAACCAAGGAAGGCGCTGTTGTTGGTACTAACCTTGCACCTCCTCATGTCAAACATGGCAATGAGGGAGGGTTATCATACACACAATTTCTTAAAATTTGTGTGGAGCGATTTAATGCATGGCAAGGAACCAGCTCGACTCCAAGGATGTATGCACAGACACCCGCTAGACGAGTTTTTGGGATGGGTGCGCCTTCATATGATCCGAAAATCAATGATCGATTTGATCCGGAACATGTGGACGTCAAAGTCCCAAAATTTAACCCGAATGGCGGAGGATTTTCTAAGTACTCAAATAGGAAAATTGACGTGAAATTTGAGAAGGACTGTGATGAAGTCGAATTTGAAGAAGACTTTGGACCGATCCAAGAACCGTTTACGCAACGGGATCGGCTTGAGCATCAAAATCGAAAGATGTCAGAATTTCTCTATAAATTTGATAACGCCAAGAAATTGGTGTATCAGATTTCGGAATACTTAGGTGTTCCGTTTCGCGTTGTTTTCTCCTTGATGAGGAAACATCTAAATTTGTTCTTGCTTGGTGCACTTGTTGCTTTAATCGCAGGATGTGTATCCGTTTATGCGTTGCTCACAAAGGGTTCTGATTTGGACGTCTTAATTCCATCTGACGCCAGAAAAGAATTTATTGATCAATGCCATCCAGTAATTCAGGAGGAACTCGATAATTTACTTATTGAAACTACTCTTGAACTGGAACAGGCTAAATTGCGTGCGAATATGTCGGCGCAAGGTTATGATCGAGCAATAATGAAAGGAAAAGCTTCCCGCGTAACAACCAAACCAGCTCATCTTCAACGCATGGAACAGAATATTAACATGCAAGTAAATGCTGGACACGCCAACAATGTCGCTGTAGAGATGGTTTTGTATAAAAACATCCGCAGCATTTGTCTTAAAGATGGACGAGCGCTAATGCAGGCAATTGGGCTTTGCGGCCAATGGATGGTCGTAACTGCTCATTTTTTCCAATATGCAAAAGTGCTTAACCATATAAAAGATGGCAAATGCTGGATTCGGCTTGGCGAGAACGGAGTAGATCGTTGGAGTGGTGAGATAGATATGCAAATGGTTCGCTTTTTAGGCGATGACATAGCAGTCTTCAAACTGCCAAAGTTCTGTACTTCATTTAGAGACATTCGCAAACATTTTGTGCATCAGTCGGAATTTGCAGAAGCCCGGAATCTTCCGGTGCGTATGTTGAGTACGACAGGTTTCACACGGGTTGTTCAGGCAACCGCCACGTTGCGGTGCCAAGAGCAATCATATGATGATGAAACATTGCCCGATGTTATTGTGAAAGTAGCCCAATGGTTTCAGGTGTCCACGACAAATCTCACAAAAGGAGATTGCGGAGGACCCATGATAGTAGATCACCACAATCGAGTGGCTGGTATACATTCGGCTTCTAATGGAATAACAGGAATAGTAGCTCCCGTGTGGCGTGAGATGTTCGACTTTTGTGTCGAAGATTACGCTCGTGAGGAGATACCAGAAACGATTACCCCAGTTCATGCCAATGGAAGAGGAAGTGTCGAGCCAATTGGATTAGTTCCACCGCAGTGGAGCAATTACATATTGGATAAGACTGATCTAATTCCATCACCGATACACGGCAGAGTTGGTCCAGTCCAGAAAGAGCCATCCGTTAAATCTCTTAAAGATGTGAGAGTTAGCGAGGAAGCTCGAAAAGGAGAAGAGCCAATTTGGAAGAGTTTTGGAAAATATTTTGAACCAGTACATGACATTCCGAGTGAGTTTATGCGCAAAGCCTATATAGCCGTAACTGCAGTGCTCTCGTTGGTAAGACCAACGACAGCATTGCAGAGACGAGTGCTTGATGAGGAAGAAGTGCTAAATGGAACTCGTGATGGAACCTTTCCCTCTTTGAACATACATACTTCAGCCGGAATGCCCCAGCGAACATATGCTCCAGGAAAGCCAGGTAAAACTGCTTTCTTTGAGCGTATGAGTGATGATCGCTTGCGTTGGGGAAAAACCGTAGCGGCTCAAAAGTTCAAAAAAGACTATGAGCATTATGAAATGTGTTTGAAAGCTGGTGTGGTTCCATTTGTAATGTTAACGGAACAACTTAAAGACGAAACTCTTAAGAAAAGCAAAATAAATGATGCAAAAACACGAACATTTGAAGTGTTTCCTGGACCATTAGCTTTAATATTCAGGAAGTACTTTGGTGCATTCAACGCTGCTGTCCAAAAAGAGTGTACGGAGAAACCGATTTCAGTCGGTATTAACCCACATTCTCTTGCTTGGGCTATACTTTACCATCGACTTAACCGATTTGGTGGGAAAGTTATAGCAGGTGATTACGTGGCATGGGACAAACGTCTCAATGCTCAGGCCATCTACAAAGCAGTTGAACTCATCAATGAATGGTACGATAAGGATGACTCGATCTCGCCAGAAGTTAAGTCTTTGAACGCGAGAGTTCGGCTTTTATTAGCAGTTATTCTTATACATTCAAATGTTGTGGTACAAAACATCATGTATCAAACTGAACAAGGACTCCCTTCAGGTGTCCCGATTACGTCGGTGCTTAACTCAGTTGCGAATTGGCTGTATCTGTACTCAGCTATATTCCAAGTGTTGGAGAGCAAAGGCAAAGGTAATTTGGTCCTGCCGCATGAATTGAACGAACATGTGGAGTTGGCGCTCTATGGCGATGATCATATCATTGCCTTGAGTGCATTACTTAGGGAATTTGTAACGTTCCGCGACATTCGGGATGTATTTACCGAACGTCGTGTAGGTTATACAGACGCGAACAAAAATGACAATTCGGATTTTGATTTTGAAAATTTGACTGATGTGACTTTTCTCAAAAGAAAGTTTAACGTGCAAGGAGATCGCGTTTACGCCCCCTTAGATATAGTCTCTGTCGAAGATCAATTGAACTGGATTAATAAAAATAAGACCATGAACGATTTTGAAGTTCTGGCCCAGTGTTTCAATGGTTTTCAGATAGAGGCCCATTTGCATGGTAAAGCCTATTTTGATCAGAAGATGGAAGCCTTGCGCATCGCGCTCGAAGAGTGCACTAGCGATTTAAAAGCTGATGCGTTGGTGCGGCTGTCAAATTCTGAGTATAAAGATCATTGGTCTCAATACAATGACCAATATTCGCAATTGTAAGGTTGCGTCTTTTCTTTATTACTGTTGATGTAGTTGAGGTGTCCTACTAGGTCTGCGAAAGCAGTGGTTATCTTTAGATTGCCTAATAGTTGATTCCTACAGAAGCAGC